TCACTGGTTCCCGTCAATGGAATCGGCGGTTTTGCATACAGGCGTAAGTAAGCCGTGTATCTGCGCGGCGGCAAAGAAGAGGCAGAGAACGGCCGGCGGAATGAGTTGGGATTATACCGACCCTATCGTTGCGCACTTCGCCCGTCACGGTGTCGTGTTCTCCGATCTGATCGACGAGGTGGCGGCATGAGCAATCAATTCAAAGTTGGTGATTTGGCGCTGACGCTACCGGATCTTCCTGAAATTCCATCTGGCTCTGTTGTCGAGCTCGTGATTCGCATACCGGCGGGCCATATTTTCCGTCATGCCAGTCTTCTTGCTAAGGAATCGGGGTGGGTAGTAACTGTATCTTCACAAATATCAGCCTATTACGCAGAACGCCACCTCATGCCACTTCGCGGCGACTTCGCCCCAGAGCAGCAGAAAGCCAAGGAGGCCGAGCCATGCGCGTAAGTCTCCAATCCAAAACACCCAAGGCGAAGAAGTGCCGCGTTCCCGAATGCGGGGCCTCATTCGTCCCGCGCAAGCTCGGTCAGGCGGTATGCAGCCCAGCCTGCGCAATCATCGATGCGCCGAGGAATCAGGCCAAGGCTCGCAAGGCGCTGGCACAGGTCGAGCGATCCGAGATCAAGGTTCGCAAGGAGAAGCTGAAGTCCCGCAGCGACCACATGAAAGACACCCAGCAGGCGTTCAACGAGTGGGTACGTCACCGCGACGCCGCGCTGCCTTGCGTGAGTTGTGGTCGCGACCATCAAGGTCAATGGCACGCAGGTCATTTCAGGTCGGCCGGCGGCCATCCAGAACTCAGGTTTGAGCCGCTCAATGTCTGGAAGCAGTGCGCACCGTGCAACACCCACAAGTCGGGTGATCTTGTGAATTACCGGGCAGAGCTGGTGCGGCGCATAGGCATCACGAACGTTGAATGGCTCGAAGGCCCTCATGAGCCTCAGAAGTACACCGTCGAAGAATTGAAAGCACTGACCGCTAAGTACCGGGTACTGACCAGAGAGCTGAAGAAAGGGGATGCGGCGTGAGTGCTGCCCAGTCAACACCAATCTCACAAGCAGGCAGGCCCTAATGAGGGCCTCGGGGGTTTATATGGGAGAGCAGTTATCGCTTGATTTCACTGCGGTAGTGGTGCGCATACCTCGCTCTCCTATACGGAGTACGATCTGCGCTGGTGCAACACTGGTCACCCGGGATGGCATAACGCTTCCCGCTGCTGAGTGGGCTGCGCGGCTGGGGCTCAAATGGCAGACAGTGAAGATGCGTCGTATGCGAGGGGATAACTGGACTGAGGCGCTGGCCCCCGAGTTGAGGCGCAGCACCTTCATGTCAGGCTGGCGGATGCACGCTTAGCGCCAGACGTGCAGGGTCTTGTCACTGTCGCCCTCGGCAGCCTGGCGTCGCTTCAGCTCACCAAGAAGCGATTCCAGGCGTTCGATGGCGACGGCGGTAAGTGCCCCACCAACAACTGCGCACTCGCGCGCGCCAGACAAGGAAATTGTCAGCAGAACGTCCGACGGGTTCTTGGCCATGTCGTCGCCGATGATTCCCATGACTTCGGTGACAGCAATGAAGGTAGTGTCGCGGGTAGAGCCAAGCGTGGTGATGGAAGTGTTCATTGTAGGTGCCCCGTTTGATTGAGTCTTGAGTCCATGTGACTGACGGTAGGTGTACAAGGCTTGTGAGCGACATTGAGTCACATACCCTGATGGCAAGTAGCAATTACGCCATATAGGCCTTACATGATCAACAAGTTCAGCAATAACGCATCGGAGGTCGAGCATGGAGTTCGTAGCTCGTCTGTTCGATAAAATCGATGTGATTGTGGCTGGCTTTATTGGCTCAATCGTCGCCAGCTGGTGGCACAGGGACGACTTGTCCGACTGGCGAGCCTGGATCATCTTCATGGTGACCGGGATCGCTTGTGCGCTCTACCTGACAGGGATGGTCAGTGCATACCTGGGAATCGTCGAGCCGGGCAGCGTTGCCGGTGTAGGCTTTCTCCTGGGAACCTTCGGCGGCTCTCTGATGACCGCTATCAACCGTGCGATCAAAGCCGCTGACTTGTGGGCGCTCATACGCTCAAAGTTCGGAGGGGGCAATCCATGAGTACTCAATACCTGAGCCCTTTGTTCATTGGGCTCATTGTCGTTTGGGCCATCTGGTCCGTATTCAGTCGAAAAGTGCGTGATGGTGTGATCGGGAAAATGATCTACGCCACCATCGCCCTTTCTGGCTACGCCATCGTTCAGCGCAGCGAAACCTTCTTCATCACTCCCACGGTCGCCGGCGTTACATTCCATGCTGGTTTGGCCTGTGCCGGTATGCGCCACATCTTCATGGTCACCTGGTGGCCCGCAGTCAAGAAGTGGCTGTGCCGCAAGATGAGCTGTGACCGATGCGTTGATTGCACCACTGATAATAAGGCGGTCAAGACTGATCGCCTTAACCGCTGAATAGCTCGGAGTGCCAGCCATGAGCAAGTTCAAGATCGTGTTTTACAAAGGCCCGCCAGTTGTATTGGAGGGCAGCAACATGCGATTTAACGAGTCCAACCACATGCTCGAACTGCTTGATGCTGAAGGCAATGTGGTTGCGGGGTTTGGTCAGTTCCAGTACTGGCAAAAGCTGGGGGATGCCGAATGACAGAAGAGCAGTTTGCTCACCGGCTTCGCTCATGACGACCATTGCCTACAAAGACGGCGTGATCGCCTATGACTCGCGTATCACGAACGGAACGTTCATCGACACAGATGATTACGAGAAGTGTCTTGAGCGTGAAGGTGTGAAGTTTGTGCTGACCGGGGCGACTGCGGACTTTCCCCGGCTGATTGAAAGCTTCTTCGGCGCTAAGCACAAGAATGTCGACTGCAGCGCTATTGCCTTCGACGGGCAAACGATTTGGTGTATGGGACACAATAACCGGGATGGATTCTGGAAGACGGCGATATCCCCCGGCATTACCCATGCTATGGGAAGCGGAATGCCTCACGCTTTCACGGCCATGGATATGGGCGCCACCGCAGCGGAAGCCATCGAGATCACGAAAAAGCGTGACACCTGTACTGGCGGAAGGGTGAGAACTCTGCAAATCGCCTCGGTGCCCGCCTCATGAGCGCCGGCATACTCGTATCAACCTGCGCACACTGTGGCTCCGAATCTGCAATGCGTGAAGGATCGAGCCCAGAAGGCCACGGCTCATCCATAGCCTGGCTGGAACTCCACTGCACGCAATGCCCCTCTCGAATGCGTATCACCGAGTATGAGGCCCGCACTCGCGACGAACGCTTGATGATGGCCGTGATGCACTGGAACCGGAGGCCTGTATGACTGACAAGAAAGCGCCAGACTGGTCGGCCATCGAAGCCGAGTATCGAACAGGCCAGCTATCAAACCGTATGATCGCCGAGAAGCACGGCATCAGTGAGGGAATGATTCGGAAGAAGGCCAAGGCTCAAGAGTGGGCCAAAGACCTCAGTGCCAAGGTCCGGCAAGAGGTACGCAGTCAACTGGTACGCAGTGAGGTACGCACTTCCAATGTGAGTGAGAGAGATATCGTGCTTCAAGCTGGTATCACTGGCGCGGAGGTGGTACGCACTCATCGAAGAGACGCCCGACAAGCGTCCGATCTGTTGGCGATGCTAATGACTCAACTCACTGAAGCAGCAGCATGCCGGCCCGACCTCGAGAACATCATTGAGGAGGCGTGCAAGGAGGATGAGTCTGGAAAGCGTTATGACCGGCTCATGAGGGCTGTGAGCCTACCGACCCACGCATCCACGGTAAGAGACCTCAGTACCGCGCTGAAGAACCTGATCACGATCGAGCGTCAGGCGCACAACCTGGACGACATCGGTGGCGAAGAATCATACGAGGACCGCCTCGCGCGGCTCATGGGTGGAAAATGAATTTAGAAAAATTTTGTCAGGCCGCCAAAGATATGGACTCCGGCGGCAAGGTTCTGCTCATCACTGGTCATGCCTGCGATAAGTTCTTTGTTAGGGGGCTGATCGCCCACTTGGAGATTGATGGGCTCCAGGTCGAACATCGCGTTGATGAGCGGAGGGTCATTGATCCTACGCAAGCAATTGTGATGTCCGCTAATGCGGGTCCTCGAAATCGTTGGGGCATTTTGACGTGAGTAAGTTCTCTCAGTCCGCAGATGAGGAGCAACCAATGATCTGGATCATCGACGATGCGTCGAAGACTGTTGTGTCCGTTCCGCTGCGCAGCGATCAAGCGAAGGCTGCCCGGAACCTGTTCATGACTCGCGTTGAGGCTGAAGCGACTCTTGCGATGGAAATCTCAAAATTTGCAAGACAGGTGGGCGGCGAAAATGAACGTTTTAATTGATGGGGTGCGTTATGTCCCGGCCGAGGCGCCTTGCGAAAATCCAACTTTGCTTGATTTCACGTATGACTTCATGGATGTCGGCGTGGTCCCAATACGAGAATATTTGCGCGCGCTGTTACTTAAGCTATGGCAGCAAGGGGAGCGGTTTAATGGAAAGCGCCCGTTCGGTAATGGAGGCTGGGAGTGCGAGTTGTGGGGCGCTCTTATATCGGCTGGAGCAGTCGATGGCGAGCTTGATGCGGATGGCCTCTATGAAAATATGAGCAAAGAGTCCAGAGAAAAAGCCAACGGCATCATGGCTATGTTGATTTCTGAGATGTGCAGGCCTTGATGACCTCGCGCCACGAAACGAAACAATCGCAAATCGTGGCGCGAACGAAAAAGAACTGGCTGATTCATGCGCCAGGCTACAAGCCGTTCCCAATGATCCTCATGGATGGTCCGCTTGATCAAAAGGACGCACTAAAGCACGCGAGATGCATCTGGCCAATGGCGAATATTGAGTGAGGCGAGCATGAGAATTATTGGGTTGGATGAGTTCCTCAAAATGCCGATCGGAACGGTGTTTGCCAAGTACGAGCCATGCGTATTTGAAGAGTTGATGATCAAGGCGGAAACCCTCCCAGAAATCAAGGATTTCTGCTATCAGAGCATTATCCAGATAGACATTGGACAGTCCGGCGATTGCTACGAAGCTCTGCTGGGGTCGGAAAAGACTGGCAAGGCCGTCGGTATGGATCTCGCCCTTCAGGGGCGTGACGGATGCTTTGATGAAAATCAGTTATTTGCCGTTTATGACCGCTCTGACGTTGAGCTGTTGATTCAGAGATTGCAGCAAGCACTGATTGATTCCAGCGATACAGTCACAAACTCTGAAGGCTCCTGATAACTGAATCTTGATCCCGCAATCAACCGGAGCCTTACCCATGAGACGATTCAGCCTGATCACCGTATGCATCGCACTGCTGCTTTCCTGCGGCTACGCGTCTGCCTCTCCTGAACCTCAGCGATTCACAATCTGTGACGCGCCCAATCACTTCTATGTGAGCGCGGGCGAGCTGGCCAGTGCCAAGGTGCTGCGCGAGACTGCGCTGATCGAATGGCAGCACTCGGTCGCCAAAGAATCCCGCTTCTCCCGGTCCGACATGCATGCTTCCAGCGCCGGCTTCGTTTTCAGTGCGGTCCAATCCGATCTGGATACTGGTGAAGCTCAGGTTTCCTGACTATTGGCCTTCGGGCAGAGGCACAGAGAAGCCCGCCACTGAGCGGGCTTTTTATTTGTTGCGCTCACCGGCCAGTCACAAACAATCAGGGGCAAATCATGAGTAGTTCATTGCAGGGCTCTTCACTCGTCGAAGTTGGGGTTGGCACCAAAGAGGGCGAGGTTATCAGTCGCCTACGCCGTGCTGAGAATTGCGCGGAATCGTTGTCCGCTGCTCTTGAGCGCCTGGAGAAGAGTCTTCATCCGGTTGTCAGGTCGGCAGCTGCAACCGTTCCAAGCTCCAGTAATCTCAAGCAGGTAGGCATCAGCACCCCGCTGGCTCAACAAATCGACAGCTTGGCCGATCGACTTTCCCAGTGCATTGAGACGATCGATTCCGTTCAAGGTCGCCTTGAAATCTGACCGTTTTAGCTATTCAAAAGCCCGCCATCGTCGCGGGCTTTTTCACGCCTATTGCACTGTAAATCCAGTCACATAACGTCGCGCCTATCGTTTCGATAACCGAAATAGGGGTAAGGCATGGAAAACCAGCACAAGAAAATCACCGGCTACCGCGACCTGAGCCAGTCGGAGATCGACGGCATGAATTCGATTAAGGCCCTTGAGGCGGATGCCGGGGAGCTGTTCAAGCAGATCGGGCAGATCGAAGGCGTCGACCCTCGCATCCTGGCTTTGGCCAAAACCAATCTCCAGCAGGGCTTCATGTGGTTTGTGCGCTCGATCGCCAAGCCAGCCGACCCGTTCGCGTAACCCATGTCAGCCGACGCCATGCTGAGTCAGCTCATCACCAACGACGAGCTGTACTGCGCCAAGAACCTGAAGATCCGCACGAAGGAAGGTCAGATCCTGCCTTTCGTTTGGAACGATGCTCAGCGCGAGCTGCATAAGCGACTGGAGGAACAGCTGTCGCTGACAGGCTGGGTTCGCGCCATCGTCCTCAAGGGCCGCCAGCAAGGCATCAGCACCTACGTCGCTGCAAGGTTCTACAAGCGCACCAGCATGAACTTCGGCAAGCGCACAATGATCTTGACGCACCTCGACGCCGCCACTCAGAACCTGTTCGGCATGGCCAAGACGTTTTTCGAACTGAGCGATACCACCCTGCGCCCGACCACAAAGGCGAACTCCGGCACTGAGCTGTCGTTCGCCAAGCTACGCAGCGGGTACAAGGTGGCCACTGCCGGTAGCCCAGGTGCTGGCCGGTCCGACACCATTCAGTTCCTGCATGCCTCGGAAATGGCTTTCTGGGCCAACGCTCAGAAGATTATGGCGGGCCTCGGCCAGACCGTGCCGCTGATCGACGACAGCGAGGCAATCATCGAGTCAACGGCCAACGGCATGGGCAACCTGTTCCACCAGTTCTGGCAGCTCGCCGTTTCTGGAAAATCTGACTACATGGCTGTGTTCATCCCGTGGTTCGTCGAGAGCGGTTATCGCCGCGCCGTGCCGAAGGATTTTGAGCTCAGCGAAGAAGATTACGAATACATGGAGGCTTACGGCCTCGATGAAGAACAGATGGCCTGGCGCGCAGGCAAGATTGCTACCGACTTCGCCGGTGACGTTGACTGGTTCAACCAGGAATACCCGGCCACGCCCGATCTGGCTTTCCAGAAGGTCGGCCACAAGCCGCTGATCAAGACCGTTAAGGTTTCCTTGGCGCGCAAGAAAGAGATCAAGCACGAGCGCCGCATCGGTGCCCACGTTGTCGGCCTTGACCCGGCGCGCGGCGGCGACACCTCCACGTTCATCCACCGGCAAGGGCGGGTGGCCTGGGGTATTGAGCGCAACAACGTGCCGGACACCATGGCAGTGGCCGGGCAGGCTGCGCGCATGCTTATGGATGACCCGACCATCCGCATGATGTTCATCGATATCGGTGGCCTGGGTGCAGGTATCTATGACCGCCTCGTTGAGCTGGGCTTTGGTGAGCGCGTAACCGCCGTCAACTTTGGCTCCTCTGCCAGCGACGCACGAAAGTACGCCAACAAGCGCTGTGAGATGTGGGGCGAGATGGCTGAGTGGATTCACGACGACATTACCCCATGCATTCCGGACGACGATCAACTGCACAGCGATCTCACCTCAGCCGCCAAAGACAAGTACACCAGCAATGGCCAGCTCAAGCTGCTTCCCAAGGAGGACGCCAAGAAGATCATCGGCCGATCCCCTGACGACGGTGATGCGCTGGCTCTCACATTCGCAGAGCCCGTTTCTGCTGACGACGAATTTAAAGACGATTGGAGGGCACAGTTGATGCGCCGAAATTCCCGCAGATCAGCGATGAGTGCCTGACCAATGCCTGATAACAGCCCCGAAGCAAGACAGAAGGCCTCAGAGAACTGGGCTCGGTACGTGTACGGCTGCAACCGAGGCCACACGGCATACATCGAGCAGGCTCGCGTGTGTGAGGATTTCTACATGGGCGGCGGGCGCCAATGGAGTGAGCTGGACCGCCAGACCCTGGCGCAGGCAGGCCGTCCATGCCTTGAGTTCAACCAGATCAAGAACAAGATCAACGCCGCAGTGGGCTACCAAATAGGTAACCGCATGGATATCGGCTTTCGCCCGCGCGCCGGAGCAGCTGACGCCGACACCGCCAGCACTCTTTCAAAACTGTCCATGCAGATCGCCGACAACAATTCATTCCATTCCAAGGAAACGCAAGTCTTCGCCGACGGCATGATCCAGCAGCGCGGGTATTTCGACATCCGAATGAGCTACGAGGACACCATTCTCGGCGAGGTCCGGATCGATATTCTTGACCCGCTCGACGTGATCCCGGATCCAGACGCGAACAGTTACGACCCGGACGACTGGGCAGATGTCATTGTTACGCGCTTCATGACCCAGATTGAGATTGAGGCCCTATATGGGACCGATGCCAAAAAGTCGATTGAGGACGAAGAGAGCGACAGCGGCCTGATCGGTATCGACGGCACAGACCATGATCGCAATGGCTTCGGCGATGACGAAGGTTTCGGCGAAGATTTCCTGGGCGAAGACAAAGACAAGTCTGGAAAGCGCCATCGCGTCGTAGATCGGCAGTTCTGGCAGATGGATATGGCTGAGGTGATCATCACCCCGACTGGCGATATCCGCTTAGTAGAGGATGTGAAGCCTGCTGCGTTGGCCGAAATGATCCAGGGCGGCGGTATCCAGTCAAAACGCCGCATCAAGCGTGTGCGCTGGCTGGTTAGCACAAAAGAGACAGTTCTGCATGATGACTGGTCACCCTTCAACCACTTCACGGTCGTGCCTTACTTCCCTACGTTCCGGCGCGGACATACTCGTGGCATGGTTGATGATGCGATAGGGCCTCAGCAGCTTCTGAACAAGTCGATGAGCCAGATGCTGCATATCGTGAACACCACGGCGAACAGCGGATGGATCACTGTGGCCGGCACCCTTACGAACATGCGTGACGATGAGCTGGCCAATCGGGGTTCCGAGACTGGCTTGCACCTCATGGTCAAGAAGGACACCAAGCTTGAAGATCGGCCACAGAAGATCCAGCCGAACCAGGTGCCCAGTGGCATTGATCGCCTGATTGAGCGTGCCGCCGCGCTGCTGGAACAGTCCACCGGTATCAATGAGGCCATGTCCGGCAATCAGGGCAACGAAGTATCTGGTATAGCCATCCAGACGCGCCAGTTCGCCGCTCAGCAGCAACTCGCCGTCCCTCTGGATAACCTCGCCAGGACCCGGCAGATGCTTGCCACGCGCATGCTGGAAATGATTCAGATGTTCTACGATCAGCCGCGCATCATTCGAATTACTGAGACCGATCCGCGCGGTAAGGAAACTACTACCGAAATCCCCCTGAACTGGCCGCAATCCGACGCCCGAATACTGAATGACCTGACCATCGGTGAGTACGACGTCATCGTCAGCGAGGCTCCGGCGCAGATCACGTTCGAGAACAGCCAGTTCCTGCAAGCCATCGAGCTGAACGAGAAGGGCGCCAACATCCCGTGGCCTTTCATCATTGGCTATTCAAACCTGGCCAACAAACAGGAAATCATCGACGCGATGGAGCAGCAGCCAGCCCCGCCAGTCGATCCGACACTGGAAGCCAAGGCGGCACAGCTCGCGGCGCAGACCAAAAAGCTTCAGGCCGAAACGGTCGCAAAAGCTGTCGAAGCACAGTATTCCGCGATCCAGACCGCCGCGACCATCGCCACCACACCAGTGACATCCAACCTGGCAGATGCGCTTCTCATGTCTGCCGGATACGTCGACAACGACGCTGCGCCGATCGTGCCGGAGTACAGCGGCACCGTCCTCGCTTCGCCTGATCTTCCCACGAACACCAATCCATTAACGCCAGCCAACCCGGGCGTCGGCCTGAACGCAGGCATTGAAACCCCTCGTATCGAAGGAGCACCAGCACAATGAAAGCAGAATCCATTACAGCAGAAGACAAAAAGTGGGAAGTAGAACGCGATCTCCGCTCCCTCGCCGAGGCCGCCGAAATCAACAAGGACCCGAAGCGCCTGGCGGCTGCCAAAGCGCTTGCCAAAGAAAAGATGGCTGACTTGCAAAAGATCGCCGCGAAGTAATCAATCACATCAGGGGGCAAACCATGAGCAAAGCATTGAACGATGCAGTAGAGCAAGAAACCCAAGAGCAAGCTGAAGAGCGCCTCAAGCAGGAAGCTATCGCGGCTGGCGACGTCTTCGAGCCTGTTGATGACGATGAGGTGATCAGCGGCGGAAAGCAGCAGGTCGGCAAAACGGAAACCGATGACAAGGAGTTTGATGCTGAAACTCTGGCCGCCATTGCCGGTGACGACACACCTCGCATGGTCCCTCACTCGCGCTTCAACGAGGTTAACGAGCAGTCGAAAGCTAGCCGTCAGCGCGTGCTGGAGCTAGAAGAGGAGAACGCTCGCCTGAAAGGCTCCAGTTCCTCCCCGGCGCCCAAAGCCAAGGAAGAAGAGGCCCCGGCATCATTCGATTTCGATGACGCCGAGGAGAAGTATTCCGCTGCGATCCTCGACGGCGATACGTCGAAGGCGAAGCAGATTCGTTCGGATATCCGCAAGCAAGAGCAAGCCGCAGCAGACGCTCGGGCGGAAGCAGCAGCAGACCGTCGCTATGCCGCTAACCGAAAGAAGGATGACGAAGATCGGTCCGCGCTTGAATTCCAGCTGGAGCTGGCCAAGGCTTATGCCGCTCACCCTTTCCTTGATGCCGATAGCTCCGATAAAGACCAGGAAGCGATCGAGGAAACACTCGTCTGGGTGCAGCACTTCACTGGCAAGGGTGAGAGCCCGGCCAAGGCACTGGCGTCCGCCGTTCAAAAGGTCGCGCCCCGATACGCCAAGGCTCAGGCCGAACCAAAGGTGCCAGATCCAAAGCCTGATTTAGATCAGGGGCTATCGCGTGCCGGAAAGATCCCGGCCAAGCCTGCTGGCGTAGGAGAGCGAGCTTCTGTAGTCGACGTCACCAAGATGTCAGCCAAGGATATCAAGGCTCTTTCTGCCGAAGATGAAGCGCGGCTCGCCGGTAATTTCGTCTGAGTTGACACTGCGTTCCAGTCACATAATTTACGAGATGCGTTGACCATTGCCGACAAGGACGTCACTCCATGTTGGAGCTGGCAGTTGAAGGATAGCGCTCGCTCACCGAGTCACGGTGTCATTCGCCAGCAGGGCGTAAAGCTGACCTGTTTCAAGCGCATCAGGAGCGCACAAACCTGTCCTCGCGAGGGTGGCGACATACCCAGAACCACAAGCCACCCATTCCTGTGAGGAACCGCCAGCATGGCAGTTACCAATTTCGCGGCCTTGCAGCCGCAGAGCAAAACCTACTGGTCCAAAAAAGTCTGGACCGAAGCCCGCGACGAGATGTTCGTCAACAAATTCCTGGGTGACGGCACTTCCGCTGTAATCCAGCACATCACCGAGCTGACCACCACCGAAAAGGGCACCCAAGCTCTGATGGCGATGGTTGCCGATCTGGTTGGTGATGGCGTGACCGGTGATAACTGGCGCGAAGGCAACGAAGAGGAAATGACCTCCTCTTGGCAGGAAATCAACATCGACCTGATTTCGAATCAGGTACGCGACAAGGGCAAGCTGTCGAACCAGCAGTCCGTGATCGATTTCCGCAAGATGGCCAAAGATCGCCTGGCGTTCTGGCTGGCCAACCGCGTCGATGAGCTCGCAATTCTCACTCTCTCGGGTATCTCCTACAGTTTCAACACTGACGGCAGTGCCCGTGTCGGTTCCGCCTTCCCAGGTCTGTCTTTTGCCAAGGACGTGAGCGCCCCCTCATCGAAACGGTATTTGACCTGGGACGGCTTTAACTTGATCCCTGGCGATAACGCCTCGATCACCACCGCTGGTGTGCCGAAATACAAGATGATCGTGGACCTGATCGCCTACGCGAAGACCCACTACATCCGTCCGGTTACGGCAAACGGCAAGAAGTACTACGTCCTGCTGGTGCAGCCTGGCACCTTGGCGGCCCTGAAAATGGACCCGCTGTGGCAGAACGGCCTGACCAACGCCGGCGTTCGCGGCGATCAGAACCCATGGTTCACCGGTGCAACCGTTACCGTGGACGGCGCCATCATCCACGAATCAAACATGGTCTACAGCACCACCGGTGCCGCAGCTGGTTCTAAGTGGGGCGCGGGCGGCAACATCAACGGCACCCGAACTTTGCTGCTGGGCGCGCAAGCACTGGGCTTCGCTGACATCGAGCAGCCTGAGCGCACCGCGTGGGTAGAAAAACTCTTCGACTACGACAGCAAGATGGGTATCTCCGTCGACCGCTTCGTTGGCTTCGTCAAACCCAAGTTCTACAGCACTCACGACAAGTCCGTTGAAGACTTCGGCGTCGTCGCTGTGGACCACTACCTGCCGAACAGCGGCCAGTAAGGAGTAGGGCATGAATTACTTCGTGTATGAACGTCAGTGGCCTCTGGTCGGTTATCAGGACCTGGTTCCTACTGACTTCGCCACTGCTGCGGCGGTGAATTTCGCTGGCATGCCGGAAGGCGCGACCATCACCCATGCATGGGTCGACGTGAAGGTGGCTTTCAACTCTGCCACCAGCGCAACCCTGAGTGTGGGTGATGCTGCATCGGCAACGCGTTACGGCTCGGGTATTGACCTGAAAACAACTGGCCGCAAGCCGCTTTCCAACGCAGCGGGTTTCACCACTGCTGCAGCGGGTCAACTGTTGGCGACATTCGCGCAGACCGGCGCTGCCGCAACAGCTGGTTCTGCCCGGGTGTACTTCCAGTACGTGGTAGAGCGCAAGGCTGACGAAACCCAGGACTGACCCTGGCCAAAAACTGCCCCGGTTCGCCGGGGCAACTCCAGATATAGGGGCAAAACAATGTCTGACGAACTCCGCTTCAATCCGCCTTCGGGCCTGAATTCCTTATCGATCGCACTGCTCTCCGGGCATAGCCTGTGCGTGCATCGGTTTCACCCCGCTGACGGCGTGGCGGGCACTGTTGTGCCGGTAAAATTCCGCAAAGAAGCGATCATTCAGGGTTGCTCTCCTGTCGGCTTGTCGGTCGACGATGAGGAAGGCGAGACCGAAGGCCGTTCTGTGCTGATCTTGAAGGCTCTGGAGGCTGTCATCGAGCGTAACAGCGAGGACGAAATCGAATCCACTGGACGACCAAAGCTTGCCGCCGTGAAAAAGCAGGCCGGCTTCGGCATGACCAAGGCCGAGATGGACACCGCGTTCGACGCATTCGAAAAGTCGCTGGCGTAAACCATGGCCTATGAAACCGTCAGTGCGCTGATCAAGGCCTTTCGTGAAGACGAAAAGGACGCGATTGAGCCTTACTTCTGGTCCGATAACCAGCTGGTGCGCTGGACCAACGAGGCGCTGACGGAGTTCGCCGAGCAATCTGAAAGCTTCCGCGACGAGGAGAGCGACGTCACGCTGATTCCATACGGCGTTGGCGAGGACCGTTTCGAGCTTGATCCTTGCATCATAGACGTGATCGGCGCTTGGATAGATGGGCAGCCACACATCTGGTTGTCGCGCTCAAACTATCCAATAGGCAACGGTTTTCGCGGCGGATACTGGCTTGCGTACAGCGGTTGCTCGTCTCATTTTCACTTCAACCCCGTAGGCATCCTCAAGCTTCATCCGAAACCATCTGCGGCTGGTGCAGTCCGGCTTCAGGTGGTTCGCCGGCCGCTGGTTGAGCTCTGCAAGGGCGACAAAATTCCTGACATGTTGCCATCTGATCGGCGCCACCTGCTGGCATATGTTGCCTACAAGGCGTACCGCGTCAACGAAGGCGAGACATATTCGATAGAAAGCTCAGACAAGCATCTGGCGAGATTCGAAAAGGCCTGTCAGGACGCTCGTGAGAAAGACATTCTGCGTCGTGGTGACTGCGTTCGGCCGATCAGGAGCAACTGGTAATGGCTGAGTCCAGCCCAGTTTTGCGAGGCCCCTGGCCTCTTGGTATCAACAACAAAACTCATGAAAAAGCGGTTCCAAAGGGAGCTTTGCGAGATTCGGTCAACTACGACCCTTCTGCAGATGGCGTGCTCAGGCTGCGCTCTGGTTTTCAAAAGGTGTTGGCGGGCGACAATCTGCGCGGCGCGCTTGCAGTTGGTGCGCATGTGCTGCTCGCTGACGGCTCCAAGCTCATAGACTTCAATACCGAAACTGGATCTTCGTCTGTTCTGAAGCAAATTGCAGGCTCCGGCCGATTCGCTGGGGCGGTGCTGAACGATGAGCTTTTCTTCTGCACCGAGAATGAATGCCTTCGTTATCGGGCGGGCGCATTGCGGGATTGGGGCGTACCCACGGTTACCGCTCAGCCAGTGCCCACTATAGGCCTTGGCGCGCTGCCTGCCGGGACGTACCAGTGTGCGGCGACGTTCACAGACGCCCAGGGCGACGAGGGCGGAACTACTGAAGCAATCATCATCACCGTTCCGGATGCGAGCAGTCTGATTTTCCCGCCAATCACGCCGCCTTCTGGCGGGAAGGCGAAGATTTACGTCAGCGCGGTGAATGGCGGATCTCTCTACCTTCAGGGAGATGGAGAAAATGGCCTGGTCTGCTCCAGCATCAATGATGCGGCCGCGCGCCTGGATACCCAATTCATGAGAACGCCAGTGCCTGGAGACAGGATCTGTGCTCACAACGGCGTTCTGCTCATTGCCGACGGCAGCGTTCTGCACATGACCATGCCATTGCGCCCGCACTTGCGCAGCGCCATCAAGGGCTGGTTTCAGTTCCCGGCTCCTGTCGATCTGGTTGTTTCTGGCGATGGCGGCCTGTTTGTGTCAGCGGACAAAACCTATTTTCTGACAGATATCGAGTCGTCGACGCCTGGCAGCAGAAAGGTATTCGATTTCGGCGCGGTTCGCGGTAGCGATACCAAAGGCTTGCGCAACGAGGTGATGTGGATGACTCGATACGGCATCGCAAAAAGTGATGGGGCAGGAGGTGCCACTCTTGTGAGTGAGGAAAACTTCGTCCCAGAACTTTCCGAATCGGCAACATCGGCCTTGCTCGAATCGAATGGGTCACAAATGATCGTCACAACGCTGAAAGCCCAGAAGGGCAATAACCCGCTCGCAGCGAGCGATACCTATGACATGGAGATTATCTACCCATGAGCAACGTTGAAGTGAACGAGCAGGCGTTGCCCTTGGGCTTTGTCTACAAGCTGGAGGTGGTTGACCGGTTCGGCGACGTCATCGACAGCAGGACCTGTAAGAACATCATTCCGCAGGTTGGGATCAATCATGTTGTTGGGCTTATTAGAGGTTCGGCTGCGCCAATTTCTAACTGGTACATGGGTATTTACGAAGGCAACTTCGTGCCCGTGTCTGGCACGACGGCCGGAAACCTTCAGGCTGATGCGCAGGAGTGCGTTGCATACAGCGAAGCGACTCGGCCCGAATGGCAGGACTCCTACGATGGCACCCAACTAATCAGCAATATCGCCAACCGTGCCGAGTTCACCATGAACGCCACCAAGCGGATCTATGGCGGGTTCATTTGCGCCAACAGCGCAAAAGGTTCAAACACTGGCGTTCTTCTGTCGATCGCACGGTTCTCGTCGCCTCTCGATATGCCTGTGGGCACGATAGGCCGCCTCGCAACCTCAATCACCATTCTTCCAGCGTCCTGAGGTCTGACCCATGTCCATGTCATCGGCAGCCCTGCTCGACTCGTTGAGTTATTACTTCACCTCCGCAACGGTGGGGTCGCGCCCTGCTGCCTGGGCCGTAAGTCTTCACACCGCAGCTCCAGGCGACGCAGGGACGGGCAGTGAGGTAACCGACTCTGCGTATGCCAGACAGAGCGCGACGTTCGCTCTAAACACGGCTGACGCATCGGCTGCACTGGTATTTAACACGGCAAATATTGCGTTCGCGGCTGCCAGCACGGGCTATACCGCGACGCACGCCGTGGTCTGGGATGTAACCAACAGCCGACCATTGGTCGTTCAGCGTCTCGTGACTGACAAAGTGATAGCGGCTGGTGAGCAGGCGCAATTCTCGCCTGGCGAATTAAAAATTGGGGGTCGTAACTGATGAAAAGAAGCACAGGTTTTCGAAATTCAATGCTTGCTACTGGTGCGGTTCCTGCGCTGAACGGCAAGGTGATCAAAATTTTCAATGGCCCGAGTATTCCAGTCTCTGCCGATGACGCACTGGCAGTTGGTACAACACTGCTTTGCACCATTAGCGTGAATGATGGCGGCACCGGTCTTACGTTTTCTGCGCCATCGGGTGGACAGGTTACCAAGTCCACTTCCGAGGTCTGGTCGGGCACCGTGCTGGCAAGTGGCACTGCAAACTTCTTCAGAATGGAAGACGCCTCCGACGCTGGCGCAGCTTCCGGCGCGGCTGTGCGCATCCAGGGCACAGTAGGCCTTGATGGCGCAGATATGAACTTCGGCAATACCGCTCTTGTGGCGGGCAATATTCGGCAGATCAACCTGTTCGTCATTTCCGTAAGCGCGGGCTGAGGTTATCTATGGCACATCGTCTGGTCAAACAGGCCGTTGCAGCGTATGTGCCCGCGGTTGAAGAGGTTCTTGCGCAGCCTGCCCGATCTGAAGTGATTTACAGTCGTGAGCAGGTTCTTAAATGGACCAGCGATTACGAAATCGTCAATTACCAATACCAGACCGAAAGACGGGTTATCACGATCCCTACCAGAGTTTTCGTCGGTAAGCCTTATTACGAAGATGTCATCGTCCCCATATACAACAACTATCCCGCAGTTGCTGCAGTTGCTGGGCGAGATGCTCAAACCATCACAGACAGCCAGATTGGGTGGAATGGCGGCGCGCAAAGCGTTGCAGTGATGGATGAAGATTTCGTCTTGACTGCAACGGTCAGGTCGGACGTTGTCGGGGTGCTGGTAGGTATTCAGCCTGTCGGCTCTGCATCGGGTGTCATTAGCTCTCTTTCTCACGGAATCAGAATATCGAATAAACGCCCATCGACCATTGAGTTCGGTTCTGTAAAGCAGACAGGCGACGAGTTATCCGGTGATGTCGCCGTGCAGATAGAGCGGGCTGGCCGAGTCATACGCTACAGGGTTGGCTCACTGTCCTATGTGAGCGACAGCAGCTCTTCTGGTCCGGTATCCATGTCGTCAGTTATCTATGCTGGCGGCGAATATGTTGATGATCCCCAGTTCGGGAACCTGCAACTGCTGGCGTCTGCTGGGCCTTGGGGTTGGGGGGATGGCTCTGGTGTTTATGCGCTGCGAGCGGCGTCTGCCTGGAACTGGAGTGGTTACGCCTCGGTAAATGATGGGCACGCCCGCATGGTGGTCGGTCTGGTGCTGAGAGCATCGGAGCAGGAGCTGTCCAGTGCGATTATGTCTATGGATGAACCATCCATCACTAGGGCGTCCGGGTTCAGCGACACGGATTTGGCCGTGGCCGCCATGGTCATCCCGCTCGTTATGCAGGCCATAGGGCGAAGCATTGAGGTAGGCAGTGCCTCTATGCAGGTTGACCTGACTATGCGGTCCGGAGATTACGATTACTCCGATGCATCCTTGGAAATAGACGACATAAACGTTTACGCGCTATCGGATGAGCTCCCGCAAGGATACGGAGGTTACGACGATGCGTTGTTCGCTGGCGATTTCTACATCGTAGATCCCGTCGCATACGCCTCAATCATTGAAAGCCTGACCTTGCGATCAGGTGTTGATGCTCTTCTGACAATGGATGCGAACCTCGCAGATCATCTGATGTTGCTGGATGACACAAACATAGGCTTGGTGATTTCAGCGCTGCTGGAAAGCAGAATTGGCATTGCCGATGCATCTGTAAGGAGTTCGCGAGATGTCTTTGAATACGTCAACAGCATCACTGGCTTGTCCGGGCTTTACGATTTCACCGGCTCCACTTACAGCACAAACATTGCAACAGGTGCCGTCAGTCGATATGCAGGTTTCGATTTCGACGCCTTCTGCCGAGTTGGAATGAGCACGTACGGCCTACGCAAGGATGGATTGTATCTAATCGGCGGCGAAACAGACGTCGGCGCGTTCATTGGCGCTCGAGCAGACTTTGGCGCCGAGGATTTCGGTATTGCTCAGAACAAGCGTGTGGGCAACGTGTTCATGGGGCTGGCGACTGATGGGCAGGTTTACGTCCGAACGATTGAGGACGGCGACGAGCAAATGATTTACCGGGCATACCAGAGGCGATCCGAGTTCAGGGCCGACATGCAGCGCGGTCGCGCCTCCCGCTTCTGGCGCCTGAGGCTTGAAGTGGTCGAGGGTAGCCATGTCGAACTGGACAACATTGAATGGGTGCTTACACAGACCGGCCGCAGAACATCATAGGGGGGCCAGGTCATGGCGTCAGATTACGGCAGCACTACCAGTCAGCTTTTCTCCAGCGCGAGCCGGGCAATTTCTCTTGCCAGCGGCAGCGCGGGCCGTATCACCGCATCTACCAAGCCGACCCTTGGAAACGTTTCGCTGTCCTATACCGGAAATACGCCGTCCTTGGGGTATTCTGGAAACTCCCCGACGTTCAACTATTCGCCTGGCTCCCTGTCGGCAGGGGAGGCGCCAAAGTTTTCAGATCTGTTTGAAGGTGCTGACAACTCCAACGTATTGATCGCGGAGCTGAACACGACCGTAGATCAGTGGCTGCAAAAATATTTCCCGTCGATCAATGGCTCATTCAGGAATCTCACAGAGGACTGGTGCGCAAATATCATCGGCGGCACAAAGCCATTCGGCATTGACTCAACGGTGTTTGATCTTGTCTGGCAGAAAGCGCGAGACCGCGCATATCGAACTGCAACGAGTGAGCAGCGTCAGCTTGAAGCCACATTCTCGGCCCGCGGATTCAGCATGCCAGCCGGCGCCCTGGTTGATGCTATCAGCCAGTCAGAGCAGGCGGCAACCGCCGCGATCCTGGATGTGAGTCGTGACCAAGCCATAAAAGACGCCGATATCAAAGCTGACTTGCTCAAACATGCGACGTCTATCGCCTCCCAACTCAAGCTTGGAATCCTGAGCGCCAGCGCTGACTACTTCCGTGCGATCTACTCCGTACACGGCACCGCTATTGAGAAGGCGCGCATCCAGGCGCAACTGTACAACGCTTACTACGGCGCGCTTTCCAGTTACGCGAACGTAGAGGTATCCATTGAACAGCTTCGCCTCAGGGCGGCGCAGGCTCAGGCAGAGGTTGCCTTGTCCGGTGAGGATCTGAAGCTTCGCGCGGCGCAGGCTGGAGCGGGTATCGCAGTCAGCGCGGAGCAGCTCAATTTTCAGGCTGCCGAGGCGAAAGCCAATGTCACCATCGCGAGCGACAGGAACAAGGTCAGCTTGTACGGCAGTGATGGCCAGCCAGCAGCGCATGCCCAGGCTGCGCGTGGATTCGCGGACGCAGCCGCAGCCGCATACAGCGCTGCTGGGTCCCTCACCGCCCAGATTGAGTCTGTCTGATGGACCTGCTCGTGACTGGCCGGCTTATGACAAAGGTCGGCGCCGTTTATATGAAGACAGCTAAGGGCCTTGCGAGTGATGCGTACAGAGCGCGTCTTTCCAATAAATATCAGATAATCAACGGTTTTATACTTCGCGCAAATGGGCGACTGTCCTCGCCCAGCAGCTCTGACAAGGATAAAGGAAGCTACATTTCCAGCGTAATGGATACTCCCGGGTACATATTCTTCGCGGGATTTCTGAGCCTTCCAGATATCGGGCAATACTTCGGATTGTCAGCGCCTGTAGGCATTAGGGATGACTTTGAATATCCAGGTACGAAATCTACGTTTGAATGTTATGAAAACTCACAGTACTACATCTTTGTACCGCCTTCTCTGTTAAGGCCCACCGATTACCCGGCAGTTGTGTATTGGAATCCTCTTGCTCAGCAGACATCATGGCTGCTTGGTTATAGTCGCATGAGTGTCCCTCTGAAAAAAACCGAAGATATAAGCATTTTATCTTTCGATAATGAAGAGTATTTCGACTACTCGTGCATTATTGGTTTGACAGGATCAATCACATCACTGTTCACCGGGGCTAGATCTATAAGGTTTACGGACTCAGATCCTGAGTATGGCTCTCTTAATACTAGTTATTTCTTTAGAAACCAATTTGCGATTGATGAGAATGACCTGCCAGCGAATTGGAAGTTGTTCACTAGGCGCTTGCTACCGCTGAGCGTGACTAGCCAGCAGGGCGATGTCAGGCGTATACCTACTCAGATAATGAATAATGGGTTCTCTATAATACTTTCAAACACCGGAACCGAGTTGTCAGGTACTGACCGGTATTGCCATGCCGCTCGTACATTTCGACAAGACCCTACCATATGGGGTTATTTTGGGCCAGAGGACTTTGACCGAAATGGCGAGCAAGGGCTACTTATTGCAGTAGGCGAGCAAGATAGATCTGAATACGATGTTCAAACAGGGGATAACGTATTCGCAAAAATAAAGAGCTTGAGAGTTGTAAGGCCTCAAGATATTGAGCAAAGCTACTTGCACCCAAATCCTGAGTATTTTCCTGCAAATCCTGATGCGAACACGCCGTCCATTCCAAATTTTGGGAGCTTTATAAACCCGCTGCCCACGCCTGCTGGTGATGGGTTTGTAGTATTCAGTAATTACACCACGTTTCTTGGAGCAGGCAGTGTCACTACATCGGGCGAAGCATGGTCGATAGTTACAGTACTGCCAAATGGTAGATGCATTTCTCTCAGGGCTGACTGGGATACATCAACCGAGACGATCCCAACAGGTGTTTCGGGGGAGTTTATGCGGCCCTGGATCGTGGGGGTTGCTTCTGTTATTTCTGAAAGCGCAACAACAGGTTACTGCTTGGTTTGGGAGCTAACCTATCCGAGGGGTGGGGGTGGGTTTGGCATTCCAATTAAGGGTGAGTGGTCGATTTATTCAACGAATGGTGAAACACTTACTAGGCGAATAATAAAAGGGTACGCACCGCCATTTGAGGCGTTACAGTTCAGAAATAACACAACGTTTAACTTTAACAGCGCTGAACTTGACTTGACTCAACCGCTTTCGGCTATAACATATGCTGGTGAGGGTAAAGTTGTCACGTCATGTATTGATTATCCGGCACCAATTGATACAAGAATCTTCAAATGTGCATTATTTGACGTCGAAGAAGGGACTATTGATGTGGTGGGTGATATTTGCGAGTCAACTAATAAATACGAAAAATGCATAATTACTGTCGTTCAGCCATTCTTCACCGCTTCAGATAGCGAGGAGGTAACGCCTGCCGTACTAATAGCATCAGTAGCAGTGCATAGGGCGGAAGCCAGTGGCAGAGGGGGAAAGGTGATGATTTCAGTTGACGGCGGTAAAAACTGGCGCGAATACGTAACCGATGCCGGAGCTCAGGGCGGAGCGTTTTATGTAGGCAACAAGCTATGGCGATATGATGTGAATGCTGGTCTTGATGGCAGGGCGAGAAAATGAAGGTAAGTATTGCCAGAGGTTCACGCAACAGTGGTTCGGTCTATCATCTTGATACTGATACAAATGAGTCAAAAGAGCTTCTCTGGACGCCAGCCGAGGGAGATTATCAATACATTTCGTTATTCCTCAGCGAGTCTACTGTCAGAGCAGTACTTTCGACCCCGGGGCCGACAATAAGCAAGGCACTGGTCGGCGTAGTCGGCTTGTCCTCTGGGCCTACTCTGGTGACAGACCTCACGGAAACGACTGCTCCAAACGCCAACATGAAGGTATCCCCTGACGGTCGATTCGCGATAAGTCTAGCGGCGTCAGGCAGTCTGTGGGTAGTGGTAGATTTTGCAGCTTCTCCGCCATATATTTCTACTCAAGGAGTGGGCAATTTTCCCGCTACCGCGCCTATCGCAATGATGTCGTTTGATGGTGGGGATAACCGGCTAGTGATAGTTGACGGAGAGTCGTCAAGCATGGCGTTGTCTACTCCAATCGGCAGTGGGAATGCTATCGATACAGCTCTAATCGTTCCCTTATCAGATGTGCCAGTGCGAGAGGGAGAGGGCTTCGAGGGATTTGCCGCAAACGGCGCGGCCATGCTGGGCAAGCTTGCCACAAGGGCAAAGTCTGAAGGTTATGGGGCGCCAACCCTAATGGATCTTTGGATTGTGGGGGCTGATGGACAAGGTGGATATCAAAGCGCCCTATTTAATGGGGTCTGCGCCGCGCCAAACGATTCAGGTACGCAGTTGATGGGTTTCCTGGACGGGCTATATCTAAAGGAAGCTGTGATTCAGAGCGATATATCGTATGTTCTGACCTACAACAGCCTATTGCCCAATATAGCTGGAGGCGGGGGTGTGTTCATCTATCTTGCAACCCCATCGAATCCGGTTCCGCCCGCGCAAACGCCATTCTGGAGAAAATTCGTGAGCAGTTACGAGGTTGTTTAGCTGCTTGAATCACGCTCGCAGTCACATAGCCTGCGGCTTATGACTTATTTTCGGAGTGTTTGAACATGGCAGTCGGCGACTTGAATGGCGATTTGAAGGATGCGTACCTTACGCCGGAGCAGAGAGCAGCCAAGCTCGCCGGGCAATCAGCAACTGGCCCAGTTGGCCGGGCTACGCAGCAACTTGCGGCTCAGCCCGTCGCAAGCCAGCCAATGAGTTTGGCGGATGCCGCGCCACGCCAGACGGCATTCGACGCAACCAACATGCCTCAGAAATTTCCGCCTCAGACGCCTGCGTTGGCAGCTCCGGCTCAAGCTTCCTCTCCAAACTTGGCAAGCGTCATGCCTCAAGCAACTTTTGCAGGCCCGACTCCTGAGCCCCAGAATTCAGTAACCAGCCTTGCAAGCGCGTTTCAGCCAGGCAATGCGAATCAGCAGGTGGGCGGAGATTTTCGCGCCGTCGCGCCTGTTGCTGGCAACGCCGCTGCGCCAATTGCAGTAAGGCTTGGGCAGGGCGGCGTGCCGGATTTTTCTAATCAGACTCCAGACCTGCGCAGCGCAATGAGCCAGCAACCTATAAGCCAGCCAAGAACCCAGCCGACGTCTCTTGCGGATGCGCTACCAACAAGCGGACTGGGTTATGGCTCTGGATCGATTTCAAATCTCGGCGATGGCATAGGTTCATTCAGCCAGGCGAACGCGGGCGATAGCCAGTTGGCAATGGGGCGGTTCGCCCGCGCAGCGAACATCCGTGATGCCGGGCGCGACAAGGACAGGCTGGATCTGGCAAATGCAAAGCTGACACGCGATCAGAACTTCACGGTGGTAGCAGACAGCAGCCGCCGGCCTACGCTTGCAGACCTGCGGTTTGATCAGCAGCGCCAACTCGACACTCAGGGCATGCAGGAGGCCGTCAAAGGCGCCCAGGGGCAAATTGACAACCGTCGCCAAGGCCAGGCCGCGGACCTACAACTAAATCAGGCCGCACGCCTCGACAACATTATGCAGGCGGCGACAGCGCCGAATGCCACTCCAGCTGATCGAGCGGCATATCAGGCCGCTATTGATCCGACTGGTGAAAAAGCTTTGGGCCGCAAGTTGACCCAGGCAAACATCGAAAAACTGGGTGCCGACAGTCGAGCGGCAGATGCTAAGGCCAGCAGCCTGACCACCGGCTTTGATGGCCAGCTCAAGCAGCTCGAGATACAAAAACGCACTACTGACGCAAATACCTCTGCGCAAGCGCTTACCACTCAGAAGGTGGGCGCCCTTGATATCGCCAAAGACGCCCAGAAACTGGTTTCGGAGATCAGCTCATCCGGCAAGCTTGGCGATATTACCGGCACCATAAATTCAAAACTTCCTACTCTGGACAACACATCGCAGGACTTGATCAACAAGGCCAGCAGACTGCAGACGCTGCTAACAGCTGACAATCTCAAGCTTATGAGTGGTGTTCTTACTGATCGCGACATTACATTCCTAGCGCAAATTGGCTCAGGCCTAAATATTGGGGAAAAAGGCATCAATGGGTCTATTGATGCGACCAAGCAAAGACTCGGGGAAATCGGCTCTCGTCTGGGTGAGAAAGTGTCGGCATACGAGAAAAATATGCCAGCCGGACAGCAGCAAGCTACCGCATCCGCGCCAGCCACCGCTGCTACTCAGTCGCAGGCCCCGGGCCAACCTATCCGAGTTAGCAGCCCTGCGGATGTGGCCAAGCTTCCTTCTGGATCGCTTTTTATCGCGCCTGATGGCACAACCCGGAGGAAGCCATAATGGCTGATAGTGCAAACTGGTGGGATCAGTACCCTGACGCTGGCACGGCCTTGTCTGCCAATGATAAGCCGTTACAGCCCTTGGCGTCGCAACCCGTGGCGCCGATGCTGGTAAAGGCGATCGATACGCCGCAAGCGGCAGTCCCGCCTGTTACCGATCCTGCGCCGAGCGCAAGAGATAACTGGTGGGAAGCGTTTCCCGCCGCCGATGAAGCGTCGCCCAAGGCAGTCGCACAACCAGATCCAGCAAAAAAGCTGCCTGAGGTAGGCACGGGCGAGTCATTTCTGCGAGGTGCTGCCGACGGGGCAACATTCGGGTTTCAGGATGAAATACTTGCTGGGCTGGACGCTGCGGTTCAGCCGTTGATTCCTTCGCCGGAAAATGGATCATCTGCCGAAACCTGGCGCCAAAGATACGACGAAAACGTTGCCAGCCAGCGTGACCTGCTGAAAGCGGGATCTGATCAGCATCCCGTCGCCTCAATTGCTGGTGGGCTGGTAGGTGGCATCGCTCCGGCGCTGGCAACAGGCGGATTGTCGACAGGCGCAACACTGGCTGCCAATGTCGGCCGTGGCGCTGCGACAGGCGCGGTATACGGAGGCCTCTACGGAACGGGCTCAGCTGAGGGTGATATCGTCGAAAGGCTTCCGGAGGCGGCCACCGGTGCCGCACTCGGCGCTGCACTGGGCGGCGCACTGCCCGCAGTGATTGGCGGGGCCGGAAAGGTCATCCGCGGGTCTGCAAACGAAACACAAGCCAGACTCACAACCCAGCAAGCCGAAATCCAGGCTGCCCGTGACGCCCAGTCTGCTGCAAATTCGGCTGGCGGTACCGCTGACGTCGTTTCAGATCGAGCAGCAGCGGTTCAGTCAGTTGCAGATGCCGCGCTCGCGCCCCGAGGCTCGCAAGCCGCAGCGGTCAGCGATCTCGCACAAGAGGTAGCCCCAAATCAGCAGATACTGGACGCTGCCGGGCGTCTTGGCGTCAAGGACCAATTGATCCCCTCGCAATACTCGCGCAGCCAGGCCTATCGAGAGATCGAGCAAGCTCTCGCATCAATCCCGGGCAGCTCTCTCAATGTTCAACAGAAAGAAGCGTCAAAAGCACTGGCCCAGAAAGCCGACGACCTCATCACGCAATATGGCGGATCAATCGACAAGGCTGGACTGTCCGACAAGTTTCGCAAAGAAAGCCTGGACGCGATTGATCAGGTCGAAAAGCGCTCAGACGGTCTTTATGCCCAGGTAAGCGCCGCCATACCGCCAACCACGCCGACCAAGCCGGACGCGACCATTTCCTACCTGAAGCAGCGCGCCGAGGAATTGGGCGATCCATCACTGATGAGCTCTGTAGAGCGACGAACCCTTTCAAGCATTACGCGTGTAGATGACACTGGGAAAGTTATACCGACCACTTACGCAGGCCTTGATCACCTTAGAAAACAAGTAGGAGAAGGGCTTCGAGGGCGCGGACCCTTTAAGGATTCGGAAAGCGGCCTCCTAAAGCGGCTGTACGGCACGCTCAGCGACGACCAGCATGTCACGGCCGACGCTATGGGTGTTGGTCAGGAGTTCACTGCAGCCAAGTCAATGGTGGCTCAGCGCAAAAAAATGGAAGAGAACCTGACCGATCTCATTGGCAAGGATTTCTCAGGAGCAATCACGGCGACGATTGGCCGGGCAACCAATCAGCTTGGCAAGGGTGATTTCAAAGCCTTTGACAAGGCGTTTTCCAAAATACCACCATCAGATCGGCAACAATTCATGATCACGGCGCTCAACGATGTTTTCACGTCGGGAAGTCGTGCGGAGCAGCGCCTAAGCGCTCCAGGTTTCGTCGACTGGTACGATCGTTTGAGCCGAAACAGTGAGGCCAAAAAGCGTCTGACCGATAATCTTCCTACCGGCGCCGTGACGACTCTTGATGACATTGCTACCGTGGCCAGAGGAATGCGCGAGGCCAGCAAAGAGCGTATCACGACCGGCAGGTTGAACTCGCTCAAAATACTGGAGGACTACGCAGACGAGGGCGGTCTTCTATCGAAAGTTTGGGACGTTAGCAAGAAAGTAGGTGCGGCCGAGGGTGTCACAAGCAGTCTTGGCCTGCCAGGAGTGGGTACGGCGGGAGTAATGGCAAAAGTCCTTTCAAAGGAGAAAGAGCCGATCAATCAAGCGGCCGAAAAGCTTATGGGCAGCCAGCGCTTCAAGGACGCCATCTACGCGGCGACCAACACGAATGGGGCGCAGATCGGGCGTATGCAGGCCAAAGAGGCGCAGCTAATGCGCACACTGGCGTACAAGAACTGGTACGCGAACCTTGGGGAGAATGCCAAAACCCAGATTGCTGCCGTCGGTCCGGTAACCTACCTAACCAGTAGTGCCCGTCCAGAGCCAACTGAGCTGCCTCCTACCATGGTCACGCCATAACAGATATCATGACGCCTCATACCGCTAGGCTGGCGCCATGAAGCAGATCAACCCTAGACCTTCGTACAAGACTGGACTCCGCAGAGTCTGGCTTGTTATGTCTGCTATTTGGTTGTGCTCCTGGATATTCATCAGCTTTGATCGGAGTGACGCTATCAAGGCATTTATGATTGGCGGGGTGACTCCGGTTGTTGCGCTTTATGCGTTACTCATGGGCATAGCTTGGATCATTGAAGGCTTTTCGCACTCAGACAGATAGAACCATGGATGGATTCAATGGATATGAGATTTATAGCTGCTGCAGTTTTTGTTCTCGCCTCTACTTCGGCAATTGCTGATACCTACAAGTGCGTTGATCCTGACGGGAAAGTAAGCTTCGCGTTTACTCCTTGCCCTACATGGCAGGGTGATTCATCTCGATATGGCGACGCGTCAACAGCGGCGCGATCCGGTGCTGGAGTCGGAGGAGTTGATGCGGATATGCGAAATCGTCGCGCAGTTGAGGATATGGTTGATCAGCGGCAGTCGAAGATAAGATCAAACGGGCATATTGGAATTGTGCGCGACGCCACAAGCGGTATCGGGAAAGAGCAGATTCGGCAAGAGGAAATCGCCAGGCGCAAGGCTGATCGTGCTGCAAGGGTTGCGGCGGGGCTTGAGGCGCCAGCCAGGCCGATGAACTTCAATTGCTACAGCTACGGCTCTGAAAAACAATTCACTCATTGCTCCGGCCGCTGATGCAGGCTGATCGCTTGCGCGGTTGATACTCAAATCCAGTCACATACGCTCACCGGAAATCGCAGGAGATTTCCATGGGCGCGCCCGTCATCGACATCAACATCGTCAAGGGGAAAACCTTTGAGTTCATGTATCGGTACGCCGAGCATGAGCTGTTGTATCTGCCCATCACGGCGATGCCCAATACTGCGCCTGTACGTCTCACGGTGCCCAGCCACGGCATACCTGATGGCTGGCCGGTTCGCGTCGAAGGCGTTCGTCAGCCGGTAGAGCTGAACAGCGCGGAAGGCGCCTTCTACATCGCCACAGTGATTGATACCAACACCATAGAGCTGAACACAGTCCGCGCAGATCAGTGGCGGACGTTCGTTGGTGGCGGCTTGATAATCCTGAACCGCCCATTTGACCTAACCTCTTGCGCGGCGCGCATGCAAGTCCGCGACCGCGCAGACGGCAAGTTGCTGCTCAGCTTCAGCTCTGATCCCTTTGCCATTCCAGTGCCAGACGGAAGCATTACTGTCGACGTTGCGCTAGCTGCGCTGGTGGTTAGGCTGAATGCCTCCAAGACCACAGATATCGACTGGCTTAGGGCCGTGTACGACCTTGAGCTGATCACTCCGGACGGAGCTGTTTACCCCGTCACAGCCATAAGCAAGGTTACCGTCGGCGAAGAGGTCACCCGGTGAATTCCGCGTTTGTCGTGCGTGGCGAATCTGCATGCCTTGTACGCCGTGAGTACTCGGGCGCATTCACGATCATGGCCGGGCAGCGCGGATCCCAAGGTCGCCCAGGCACAGATATTGGAGGCGGCGTACAAACTTTAATCCGGCAGGGCGCAGAGACTATCAGCGCTCACCGCGTCGTGTATGAAAGCCGTGGGCGTGCTTATCTGGCTCAGCCTGATGCGCCAACGGTTCTTCAGGTAATAGGGCTTTCAATAAGTGCTGGAGCGCCGGGTGCCGAGCTGGTGGTGCAGACCGCTGGCTTTATTGACGATGCTTCTTGGTCATGGCTGGAGGGTCTCGTTTTCTGCGGGCCTAACGGTGTTTTGACTCAAACCCCACCAACTTCCGGATATGAGCTCGTCGTGGGTTTTGCGTCGAGCGCCACCCGGCTGAACCTTGATTTCGATGAGCCAGTCTTTCTGGCGTAGGAGAGTAACGTGGTAGATAAAGTCCTTCGCCGTGTAAATGGCGTCACACAGCAATACACGCCGGTGCAAGCGTCGGCGGGCGCCGCTGACGCGGGCAAGATTCCCGCGCTTGGCGCAGATGGAAAACTCGACAGCTCGATGTACAACGCCGGCACCGGCCTCATCACCACTCCGTATCCAGCCAGCGAGGCGATCGGCGCTGGTAAATTCGTGAACGTCTACAGCAACACAGGCGTGATGAGCATCCGCTTGGCGGACAACTCGAACAACCGCCCAGCGCACGGCTTTGTGCTCACTGCGGTAGCCAGCAGCGCCACAGGTGCAGTCTACGACCTAGACGCTACCAATACCGCGCTGTCTGGCCTGACCCTTGGTGCTACGTACTACCTCGGCACGGCAGGCGGCGTGGTTACCCCGGCACTGGACCCGACCACAGCGGCAACCGGCAGCATCGACCAGAAGCTGGGCTTTGCAAAGTCGGCTACCGAGCTTAAAACCGACGACTTCGACTACGTGGTGCTGTAATGACAGACCGTTTTCCGGTGGTTCGAAAGGGCGGCCAGTTCGTCCAGCTGCCGGCGGGCGATGTATTGCGCATGCGTGGTGCTCTGGACCAGGCAGGCCCAGTAACGATAACAGCGGCAACCACAACGGCGATAGGGCCTGTGGCTGCGAACACTGTCCAGATAAACGGCGCCGGTTCAGCGGTTACGATAGCCAGTTTCGGTGACTACAACAGCGGCGCCGAGCGGTCTATATATTTTGGTAACACGTTCAACGGACTGACTCTACAGTTTAGCGGCCGCATAGATCTGCCCGGCAACGCCAACATATTGGTTGGTTCGGGCGACCGAGCTGTTTTCAGGTCGTTTGGAAGCGATGTATGGAAGTGCATTTCTTACCAGCGTTCCGACGGGACAGCCCTCGTCGCTGCCGCCGGGCCGTCTAGCACCGATGGGCTCGCAGAGGGCAACACGAACCTGTACTTTACGAGCGCTCGTGTGCGCAGCACAGCCCTGTCAGGGCTGACCGCTGGAACTAATACCCCGATCGCCGCGACCGACCAGGTACTGGCAGCCTTTGCCAACCTGCAAGCCCAGATTACCGCGTTGGGTAAAGCGTTCAGGGTTGAGTCTGTAAGTGCTACGGCGGCGGGGCAGACGGCCTTTACAGTGCCGAACGGCTACACCGCTGGCAACATCATGGTCTGGCTCAACGGCGTACTGTTGGCTAGCGACGACTACACGGCAACGACCAGCCCGACGGTAACGCTGAGCGTCGGTACAACCTCGGCGCAAGACGTGCTCCAGGTAGGCGTGCTCAGCGCGATCCGAGGACAGGACGACGCGATGCTGCAGAGCACGGTCGCAAACCTGCCTACGGCGTCGACAAGCCTCGCTAAGACCCGATACTGCACCAACATGGCGGGTCGTGCTGGCCCGGTTTACAGCGACGGTACGAACTGGCGCCGGTTCGTAGACGACTCAGTGGTGACCACGTAATGGCCTACAACCCGAACGATTCTCGTATCGTCGGACTGCAACTCAGCGTTGCAGCCGACCTGAAAACCGTATCGCTGTCGCCGGGCCTGTGCTATGCCCCGGACACCGAGCGAATGCTTCTCGACACATCAATGAGCGTTGTTGTTTCGGCAAACAGCACTTGGCAGCACTTCTATCTTGGAAACGATGCCGGGGTGTTGAAGCTTGAGTCCAGCAGCGTCGCACCACAGGCGCCTTATCAGGGTACCGCAAGAACCAAGTCGAACGACACTAGCCGTCGTTACTTGGGTTCGCTGTACTTCGGATCGACGGGCACCACTGTACAATTCGTACACAGCCAGCCCGGCGACCGCGCAAACCGGATCGACTTCACTCCCCCTGGCGGCGCTGCGGTTACTCAATCCACGCTGCTGAACCTTGCGACTGCCACAAGCTCTGTCAGCGTTAACGCCGCGAACGTAGTCCCGCTTACTTGCCGGATCATGTACACGCTGATCGAGAACAGCTCACCGTCAGACGCCTACCTCAGCACCCCAGACTACGGCACTGTTTCGGCCACCAACTACCTGCTGTCTATCAAAGGCGGCCAGAGCGGGCAGTACGACGTCTTTCTCAACGGCAACCAGCAGCTGACCTACATGCTGAACGCCACACTGGTCACCGTTGGTGGTCTGACAATCCGCATTCGTGGCTACGTATTCGACAGGTGATCCATGACATCCAGCAGAAAAAACGCATCTGCTTTTTACAACCTTACGGACCAAGCATTCATCAGTGGCTTGGTCCTTGTGTGGCAGGGCGGAAACAGCTTTGCTATTACAGCCGGATCGGCTTACATCCCCTCATTGGGCCAGAACATATCAACTGGCTCCATAGGTTCAGGGGCTCTGTCTATGGCTGCAAGCACCTGGTATCACGCATATGTTTATCCCAGTGGTGCAAACTTGGCTATTGAGGTTTCTGCAACCGCTCCCTCAGCTGCGTATTGGGGTAGCGCAAGAACCAAGACTGGCGATAGTTCGCGACGTTATCTAGGTAGCGTTTACGCCAACGCAAATGGTTTGATACAAAAGTTTTACTGTGACAATGTAAGATACAGAGTTTCTACTTTTGACGCCTCGCAAAATAGAATATTGGCTAATGGTTCTGCCACTACCGCTACATCTCTTTCGGTTGCAAACTTTGCCCCCTTATCCGCGACCAAGATATATGTAAAATTAAACAATTATCTAACCGGGCCTTCAACGCTTTTGCAGCTTGGCCCCGCTCAGGCTGAGCCGCAACAAATAATACTTCAAGGATCGTCAGGCGTTTCTATTTTGCAATACGCAGACGTTGATGTTGTCGCAAATCAGATATGGTATTCATACAACATCGCCCCTCCAAGCGGCGGCGGCGGCTTTATCGACTGTTTTGGATATGAAATTTCGAGGTGAGTATGAAATATGCGATTACCCAGATTGGCTGGCGCGCCGTCAATGACGATATAAAACCTGAAGAGCTTGCAGAAGGTGAAACTCTGGTAGACGCGCTTCCTCAGTGGCTTCTCGACAAGGTTGCTGAGTATGAGACTCGCAGTGGCGCTACCGAAACGCTAAACGCTCTGTCTCGCCAAGCCAACGCACAAGTGATAGCGATCCAAGGGCGCGTGACTACGCTAGACTTCGCCGTGAATGGCCAAGACCTTGAAGACCCGGAATATATGCCGCCGCTCGACAGTGAAATTGCAGAACTCCCCGTGCGTGTTGCCCAGTTAAAAGCATGGAACCTATACAGCACTCGACTGGGCCGTGTAAAACTCCAGCCTACATGGCCTTCTGCGCCGTCCTGGCCGGCAATTCCTGAACCTTATACAAACGAAGTATCAGTGATGTCGCAGCCGGTCGCATAAGCGCTATAGACAAACACAGTCAGTCACAGAGCCTGCAATCTCAACCAGATTGCAGGTTTTTTTTATGCCTATCACCGAATCACAGCTTGTATCGATCCTTCCCGGTTCGGCGAAGGTCGCGAAGACGTTTGCACCCGTCCTCAATACAGCGATGAGCAAGTACCAGATCGTCACCCCGCTACGTATAGCGGCGTTCATCGCCCAGGTCGGCCATGAGTCCGGTCAGTTGCGCTACGTGCGGGAGATCTGGGGCCCAACGAAGCAGCAGCTGGGTTACGAGGGCCGAAAGGACCTGGGCAATACCGTGCCGGGCGATGGCTCAAAATACCGTGGGCGCGGCCTGATCCAGATCACCGGGCGGGCAAACTATGCCGAGTGCGGCGAAGCGCTGGGCCTGGATCTGATCAACCATCCAGAATTGCTCGAGCTGCCACAGCACGCGGCGATGTCGGCGGCGTGGTTCTGGGGCAAGACCGGGCTCAATACGTTGGCCGACAAAAGCGAGTTTGTGACCATCACCCGGCGCATCAACGGCGGCACGAACGGTTTGGCTGATCGGCAGGCGCTGTACACCCGGGCGCTTGAGGTGCTGGCGTGAAGGCCCTGCCGTGGAAGGCGGTCGGCCTGCTGCTGATCCTTCTGGCGCTCGCCGGTGCGTTGTACGGGGCATACCGGCACGGCGTGACCGTCACCGATCTGGCCTGGAAGGCGAAGTGGGCCGAGGAAGTAAGCGCCCAATCTGAAGCGGTGGCCACCACGACCACCGAGTACCGAGCCGAAGAGCAACGCCGCCAGAAAGCGGCCAACCAGGTGGCAAATGATGCGAGACAAGAACAGACCGCTGCACTTACTGATGCTGCTGTTGCTGACGCTGCTGGCGGCCGGCTGCGCATCGAAGCAGGAAAGCTGGCAGCCACAGCAGGTTGTGTGCCCGGCGATACCGGAATTGCCGATAGAGGCAAGAATGCCACCCGTGCCGCAATGGTGCTCTCCGACCTGCTCGGCCGGGCTGACGCGAGAGCGGGAGAGCTGGCAAAGGCTTATGACCGATCCCGAATAGCTGGAAAGGCATGCGAAGCGGCCTATGACGCACTGCTGAAGCATTGACTGGCAACTATGGCAAATTTTGCCATAGTTCAATCATTGCTGATTCCGCTTTTTGTCAACCAAAAGTCATGGCTGATTTGCGAATTTGTCAACTTGCGCAAAATCGCAAGTTGTCAGGCCGGGAATAGTTTCTGGAATATTTTGAAGTGGATTATGTGGTTCTGCCAAACATGGCGGGGTGGGATCGGCGCTAGCGTTGGCGACTCGCCACCTGTCGAAAACCGCCCATACAGTATTGCCCGGCAAACCCTGTATCGACTCTACTGGATGCATAAACAGTAACTGGTATCGGGAAATGCATTATCTCATCGTGCGGAGGCGTCACCTCGGCATCGCCATCGACCGCAAGGAGCTTCACCGGATTGAGCCGGTCCGAGGCGATATCCAGATCGCGGAGCACAAGATAGAGGCGCTGGGCCGCATCGCGATCAGCGCCTATCTGTTCAAGTCATCACCAGGCCTGCCTGACCTGCTGCCGCCACTGATCGACGTCACCATCACCAGCATGGGCACCAACGGAATGAACCTGACCGGTATTGAGCAGGTCGGTGATGCCTTCTATTGGCAGTCGTGGTGGTGCCGGGAGATCATCGATGGCCGGTGATGACGCGCTGGCTGAGTGGAATCGGTGCATTGATGATCGCGGTTCGCTCCTGGCTCAGCCAGAGCATCATCGGCAGAGGTTGATCGATCTGGCGAGGGCGGCGCTGGATGGCGGACAGGTGTGCAGCGAAGAGTTCGGCGAAATGCTCGAACTGCTGGACTGCGCCAAGATTTGGGCCGAGGTGGAGCTTGCTGAAGCTGAGGGGATTGGTTTGTTCGTTGGCAGGACGCCAGAGGAAGTAAAAGAGCTCAGTGACTTTCAAAGTGACTTCGCTCTGTACGGTAAATCACAGTGAGGCATCGTTGCAGCGAGCGCCACGCTGGAGACCTTGTATTACCTGGGCTGTAGCCCCATCCGCTTGCATGGGGTGCTAGGGGTCGAGTGTTCGA